GCGCATCGTTGGCGGTTGCGCGGTCAGCCATTGGACGGCTCCCCGGCGGGTGTTGCTGGCGCGATTTCGTAGCGGGTGCCGCAGAAGGGGCAGAAGCTGGGAACGGCCAGAGCGGGGCCGACCCGCTTGCGCGTCTCGATCTTTTCGGTTTGCAGATGCGGACGGACGAAGGCGGGGGAGCCATCGTGGGGGAAGCCGAGAGTTACCGACAGGCGGGTGTTATGTTCCGCCAGTTTGGCGTCCATTTCTTCGATGCAGGTGCAGGTCATGTGACGCTCCACAGGATGAGGGCGAGGGTGGCGATCGGGAGGATCGCGGCGGTGATGAGGGTGGCCACCGCGCGGCGGCGGAGGATTTTGCCGGTGGCGATCATGGATCGTTCCTTTCGCCGAGCATCCGCGCCTGCATGTCGAATGCCTGTTGCGGCGTGGCCGTGCGGGTGCGGGGCGGGGTGGCGTCGATGGCGGCGAGGCCGTGCGGGTGCGGGGCGGGGTGGCGTCGATGGCGGCGAGGCCGCGTGCCTGCAGGCAGAGCGCCGACCATTCGCGGATGCGGCCATCCTTCCACGCCGCCGTAATTTCGCGGCGGAGGTGGTAGGGGAGGGCGAACCAGTGGGGGCGGCACATCAGGCGTCCGCGCCGGATTTCCTCGCGGCAGCCGGGAGCCTCGCAGATGCTGGGGCGATGGCGGCGCTTCATGGCCGGGCCATTCGCGCGGCGGCGGCTTGACGGCCCCGCTTGCTCCGCACGCCAAGGGCATGTGCCCGCATCCGGATCGTGTCGAGCGAGCGGTGGGGCAGGAGCTGGCCGACGCGCTTATAGCCGCCGTCGGGATATTCGCGTTGCAGCGTTTCGATTTCGTCGGGCTGCCAGGGTGCATAGTGACGCATCGCAGTTCCTTTCGCGTTCAGCCGTTCACTGGCCGATGATGACGAGTGGGGAGGGGCCACCGGCGGCGGCGAGGATCAGGACGATTCCGATCCCGATGATGCCGCCGGACAGGAGGCGCAGGGCACGGGTGCCGGTGGGGTTGCGCCGGGGTGGGCTGGCCCGTCTGCAATCCGCGCAGTGGCAGGCGAACGGGTGCAGGCGGGGCGGGGCGGCGCGCGGCGCGGCGGGCTTCACCGCCCCCTCCGTGCGCTTTGGCGGCGGCGGGGTTTGCTGCGCGCGGGCACGCCCGCCGAGGTGCAATCGGGACACCAGCTCGCGCCGTTCAGGATCGTCCAGCCATCGGGCAGGGCGTTGCCGATCGCGTTGCGCTGTGCGCCGCAACGGCATTCGAAGGTGACGGGGTCGGCAAGTTTGGTGGACATGATCGGTTTCCTTTGTGGATGAGGGGCAGGGGGAGGGCTGGCGCTGCGGCGGGGCGCGGGCGCAGGGCTGGCGGCGCGTCACAGGGCACCGCCCGACGGTTCGGCGGAGGGCTGCTGAAACACCCAGCATTCGACGATCTTGCCGCCGGGATTGTTGACCTTTTTCCGGGCGATGAACTTGCGGCTCTTGCTTTGCTTCAGGAGCTTTTTGAGCTCGTCCATGTCGGGCGGGGTGAGCTGGGCGGCGCGGCAGCGGGCCTCGAACTCGACCATGTGGACCGCGATCAGGCTGTCGCGCTGACGGTGCTGGTTGAGCGACCGGCCTTCATGCCAGAGCTCTGCCCCCTCGCGATCAAGCAGCCAGTTGAACTTTTCCCAGAAGGCCGCGACCTTGGGATGATCGCCACCGGTGCTTAGCTGCCGATCGAGCGCCATCGCATCGATGAAGGCGAGGGTCTGTTCGACCCATTCGGGGCGGCAGTTCGGGAACAGATAGGGCAGCGATTCGACCGCCGCCGCCAGCTGCCGGTGGTTCTTGATGATGCGGTCGTTGTGCAGCCCTTCGGCGCGGCGGCGCAGATCGCGTTCGTGGAAGGCGGAGCGCTCGAAATAATATTTGAGCCAGCGCGCCTCTTGCCGAACGATGTGGACAATGGTGCCGGAGGTTTGCTCCAGTGGCCATTGTTCGAGCCGGAGGGCAGCGGTGCGGGTCGCATCGGTGCGCTCCCCCTTGTCGATCCGCATCGAGATCAGGCGTTCCAGCACCGCCGGGATCGCGTCGATACGATCATTCTGAACCAGATAGATGGTGCCGAGGAACGGCGGTTCGTTGGTTTCGTAGCCGTTGGACTTCTGCCCGGTGCCGCGTGGCGAGCGTCCGTTGAAGAGGACGAGCAGGTCGTTGTAATCGAACTGGCGATAGCCGCCGCGCTTTTCCTCATCCCGCTTACCCTCGACCAGGCCGACGGGCAGGTTTGCGACCTTGACCAGGCTGCGCGCGATGAAGGCCGGAGTGGCCTTGTTGGGATCAAACCCCTCATAATCGGCGCGCCCGCACAGCTTCCACAGAAATTCGAGCAGGGTCGATTTGCCGGAGCCCGGCTCGCCAGTGATTTCGAGGAAGCCAACCGATTTTTCGCGCAGCCGGATCTGCACCGCAAAGAGGGACAGAACGAAAAAGGCGAGCGCGACCAGACCGCGCGGCCCGAATGCCGTCCAGATGTCATCCAGCCAGGCGAAGTCGAGCCGGTCGGGATCATAGGCGATATCGAGGAGGCGTTCGTTGCTGCGCGGCTTCACCGCGGCCTTGCCGAAATCGAAATAGCTTTCGCGATTGATGGCGATCATGCGCCCGTCGCGCACGGCCATGTCGCCCAGCAGCCACGCCCGGTGGGGGTGGGAGTAACCGGTGAAATAGATCGGCTCGACCACCTTCAGCTGGCGGGTCTGGTTTCGCATCAGCCGGTCGAGCTGTTCGCCGGTGCCCGACCACATTCCAGCAAAGGCCATCAGCCGTTTCTTGAACTCGCCGCTGTTCGCGCAGGCGGCAGCCGAGAAGCGGGCCTTCACCGTGGGCTGGGCGAAGGGGAAATCGATCTGGAGGAAATAGTTGGTTTCGTCCGAAATCTCGTCCCGCTCCCGATAGAGCAGGCGAAAGGCGCAGTTGGCGATTTCATCGACGTCGAGGGACCGGTTCTTGTCCTCGTCATATTTGACGCGGCACCACCAGAGCCGGTTGCCGTGGCGGAAATCGAAGGACGACAAGGGGAGCCGATCGGCGATCAGCTTGGCCTTTTCGCGCGGCGTCTTGGCGATCGTGACCGCGCCGTTCCACAGATATTGTTCAAAGGATTTTAGCGAGAGCGGGGCGTCGTCGGGGTCGCCCTTCCACGCCTGATGCCGCAGGAGCAGGTCGTTCCAATCGAGCTTGGTCCCCTCGCCATCCGGACGCACCTGGGCGGCGGTGGCGTCCCAGCCTTCGCGATCGGCACGATCGACGAACTTGCGGGTCCACTCGACCCCGGCGCGGCCCACGTCGAACGCGAAGATGAGGCGCGGGCGATCGGGGCGCTTCGCCCGTTCCAGCGCGGCGCGCAGATCAGCAAGGAAGATTTCGGGCCAGACGTTGACCGACATGGCGGAGACGGCGTGCTTGCCGATCTGGACCAGTGCGGTGGCGTCGAAAATGCCCTCGGCAATGTAGATTTCGTCGGCGGCGGCGAGGGCGTCGATGGTGAGGGTGGGGGGCACCCAGCAATGCCCTTTCCAACTGCCGCCGCGTTTGAAATGCGCCTTTTTATCGAAGCGTCCGACACGATCGATCAGGCGTTCCCAATGGGTGCCGCCGACCGCAAAGCGCACCGTAGCGCTGGTGTGATCGGTATCGGGGTCGCGATAGAGTTCCTGCGAATAGCTGCCCGCGAGCAGTTTCAGGTCGAGGCCGCGTTCATACTGGAGGTAGGCGTCGGCGGTGGCGTTCGGGCTTTCCTCCGTCACCTTGAACCGTTTTGACCAGTCTTCAAACAGGTCGGGAAGGAGGGCGCGGACTGTATCCTCCCACCCGCAATTTTCCTGCCGTCCGCAGCGCACGACCTTGGGGTCTTCGGCGGCGCAATAGACTTCCCATTTGTTGCATGACGGGCATTGCCCCTCCTGCAACCACGCACCCGCCGCTTTGCGAAAGCGGAACTGGGTCTTGAGGCCGGAAAGGATTTGATCGGCGAAGCTCACTTGCGCGCGTCTCCGGCGCGGGTGTGGCGGGCGGTGTCGAGGGCGGTCAGGCGACGATCGTCGGGGCTGGCGTGCAGATCGGTCGCACGGGGGCGGGCCAGATCGACGCCGATGAAGCGCGGGGCGTTGCCCACCGCTGTGGCAGTTTCGGCCGCAAGGGCACGGTTTAAATGGACCGTAGCGTCGTAGATGCTGCGCCGCGCCGCTTCCAAGCGGTCGGTGGCGGTTGGGGACCATGCACGGTCGCGAGCGCCCGCCAGATCGTCGCGCAAATCGTCGAGCATCAGGATCGAATTGGAGATGAGAGACTGGTCGTTCACGGCGATTTCTCCGGGCAAGGCGGTGGCGTTTCCCGAAGCGGCGGGCTTCGGAATCGAAAGGGCAGGACGGGGTTGGTCAGGCGGGGCGGCGGTTAGCCGCTGAACATGCTGATCTGATCGGCGGGGCCGTCGTCGCCGCCGCGTGGGGGAAAGACGTGGGGCACCTTGTCACGCGGACAGACCGGCAGATCGAGGTCGGGGCGATCGACCAGGCCGGGGTTGAAGCTGTACACGAAACAGACCTCGGCCATGAAGGTGTGGCCGCAACCGGTGTTGGTGCAGTGGGCGTGAAGGTGCTTGACCCGTTCGGTGATCCTTTTGGACCGGCGGATGAAACACGGTGCCTCGCACTTTGGGCAGGTGATGAAAGCGGAATCCTTGGCCTGTGCCCCGCCCGATCGGAGGCGGAACTCCAACGGTGCCTCCACCAGCGGTTGGCCGTACAGTTTCCCCCCCCCGTCGCTCATCGGTCGGTTTCCTCTTCCAAAGCGGCGATGCCGTCGGTCATGGCGTCGATCGCCTGTTGCAGTTCGCGCCGCGCTTCGCGTCGCGCGGTGGGATCGTCCAGATTGCCACTCACGGCGATCATCGCTGCGATGGCCTCCCCGCTTTCCTTGGCGGCGGTTGCGGCATGGGTGGCGAGGTCGCGCGATTCGGTTTCGCGTGATGCAATTTCGAGGCGCAGCGAGAGGAGCCGATGGAAGGGCGCGTAGGTGCCGCCCTGTTCCATGAAAGCGCGATCGAGCCGCTCGGCATCGATCATGCGGATTTCCTGTTCACAGTCATGGTCGGACCAGTTGCGGACGGCGCGACCGGTCACGCCACAAAGCGCACCCGCGCGTTCCCAGCCGATGGCGGTCGCAACCATTTCCAGCGTGTGCTGATAGGTGAGGGGTTCGCGGCGCTTGGTCATGCCTGCGCCCGCTTCAAAATCTCGTCCCGATTGAAAGAGACGCGGCTGATCGCGCGATCTACGCCCAAAAAGCGAACAGGGGGACGCGCATGATCGACAGGGTAAATATCGGGGCGAAGCCAATGCCGGGAAATCTCGGTATCGAGTTCCGCCTGCAACACATACTCCACGGGCAACTGCTTCGATTGGGAGAGCCAGCGGCTGACGGTCGATTGCGCGACGCCGAAAGCGTCAGCCGTCGCCTCTTGCGAGCCATAGGCTTCGACAACGAGTTTGAGCGCCTCAAATCGGGTGGGTTTCTGGTCCATGCATTAGCGCATATTAGCATTATATTAGTTTGGCAATAGCAAACTAATGGCGATATTAGCCTCGTGTCCGATAAGCCCTGCGCCTGTGGCAAAAGCTCTCCCCATCACCGCCGTGCGGCTTCGAGAGCGCATGGACGAAATCAAAATCACGCAAGAGGACTTGGCTGAGCACGTTGGGGCGACGCAGGGCGCCATCAGTATGATCCTTAGTGGTGCGACCCGGCAGTCGCGCCTTCTACCCAAGATTGCGTATCATCTGGGCGTCAACCTCAACTGGTTGGTCGGCACATCCGATGACAAAATCGATATGTTCGATTCGGACGGGGAAGAGATTTCGGAGGATGACCTTGCCGCGATCATGGCAGGAACGAGCTTCAAGCGGTTGATGAAGCCAGAGCAGATCACCGCCGGGAAGGTCAACGAACAATCGGGAGGCCGGAAGCCATCGAGCGGCGATATCACGGCGGCTGTAGAGCACCTCGATCTAGTGCCGGTCGATGAAATCTCGCTGGAGTTCGGCATGGGATCGACCGTGCTGCACGACGATCATGAGACGATCCGCCGCTATGTGCCGCGCGACTGGATCGCGCATTTCACCCGCTCGCCTGCCGCCTTGCTGCGCTTTGCGCGGGGGCGGGGCGATTCGATGTACCCGACGATTCTCGACGGTGACCTGATCCTGATCGACATGGGCGAAACGCGGATGACGCGGCAGGATGAAATCTGGGCGGTCGGCTATGGCGATCTGGGCGGGTTGAAGCGGTTGCGCTCGATCGGCGGGGGGCAGATCAAGGTGATGTCGGACAATCCGCAGGTCACCGACGAAGTGTTCGATATGGAAGAAATCCGCATCATCGGGCGGGTGTGCGGGAATCTGCGAAAGATTTAGGGGGGAAGAGATGAATTACGCGGCGGCTCTGTTGTCTGCATCACTATTGCTGGTGAGCTGCGGTTCGGAACCGACTTCGTTGACAGAGGTCAATCCTGCAATAGTGAACGTTAATGCGACAGGCCCGAACCTGAACATCAGGATTCAGCAGGAAAGCCGCTTTTCCGAAAGCAGCACCATTCGCGAGGTCAGCACGGTGATTGAATCGGTCGCAGAGGCAATCAGAAATGGTGTGCCCGGCCCGATAACATCGACCGAGCGCGTCGTGTTTGATGTCAGGTTTGGGAAGGCCGACACGCCAGATCGATTTGGCCTCATCACCTTTTCCCTTAAAGATTTCAAATCCTATGAGAAAAGCGGAAGTTCGATACTCAACCGGGTCAGTGGCTGGGATATGGGCTCCGGGAGAAGCGCAGAGGACGCGGTGCGTAGCTGTCAGGAAGAAAGCACCTTCGTCTTAGGAGCCGAAACATTCTGCGAAATCATTCTGCGCGATTTCTAATTTTCAACGATATGCTGGTCAGCCATGTCATTGTTTTTCATCTGCGCGCTCGCCCTTTCGGTTGACGGCGACACACTGCGCTGTCGGGATCAGGGACGGGTCCGCCTCGCCCGGATCGATGCGCCGGAGTTGCATGGTTGCCCGCGCCCGCGCCGCTGCGCGCCGGGGGATGGCCGGGCATCCAAGGCCAATCTGGCGCGGCTGATCGAGGGTAAGCGGGTGACGTGTCGGGCCGTGCCCGCCGATCCCCGCCGCCCGAATGGCGGGGTGCGAGATCGATATGGGCGGATCGTCGCGCGGTGCAGCGCCGGGGGGCGTGATCTGGGGGCGGCGCAATTGGGCGGCGGGTTCGCGGTGCGCTGGCCCTAGCGGCGCATCAGGGACGCCAGTAGTTCAGGGTGTAGAGCTGTTCATTGTCCTGGGCGATCCGAACGGCCTCATCTGCCGCCGCCGCTTCATCAGCAAATTGCAGAGCCGCGCCGTCGCCATTGGCGAGTTCGAACCCGGTGCCTTTGCGATAGATGTAAAACGTCATTTTTCCGATCCCTTTCAATGGGATGACGATTGCTCGGAAGCGGGCGGTAGTCGAGCGAAAAGCGACCGTGCCGCCTCAGGCACTTTCCAGCGTGAGTTGCTGTTTCAGGCCATCCTTGCCCATCGTGGTTTCGACCGATTCGACCAGCCATGCCAGGCCATCGATGCGCGGGTTCCAGCCTGTCAGGGTAACCCGCCCGTTGGGCTGAAGCGCGGGCAGGGCCAAGGCGAGGTCGTAGCTGAAGGTGCGGGCACCGCGCCGTCCGCGTGATGCCGCCGCCTCAGCCGCCTGTGTCGCCTCGGCCTCGCTCGCATAGACCCGCTTCAGCCGCTTGCGGTTTTTGCCGCCGCGCTTGACGGTGCGCCGCCGTCCCGCTGCGCCATCGTGCCATTGCGCCTCTGCCCCATCGACTTCATCGCGTTCGGCATGGCCGAAGTTCCACGTCCAGCCATCGGTGCGGCGGATCGTGGTTGTGGGGATGGTCCGCCCGCTCGCCGTCGTGGTGCTGCCGACCGGCATGAAGATCAGTTTGCGGTCCTTCCACGTTGCCAGCGCATCGTAGCGGCTGCCCAGATCCTTGACGAAGGCCATGTCGCTCTTGTTGTGCTGTTCGATCGCCACGATCGCCTTGCCCGCCAGAGCGGGATGGACACGGGCCGACAGGCCGTTGCGGGCGGCGATGCGGTCGATCAACGCGTCGAGAGTCGTCGCTCGCCAGCTTTGGGTGCGGCGCTTGCGATAGTCGCCGGTAAAATCGGCAGAGCGGGCGCGCAGGATGACGATATCGGGCGGGCCGCTTTCCTCGACCTCATCGACCTTGAACCGACCCTTGTCCACCAGCCCGACGGGGACATCATCGCCGCTTTGCCAGCCCAGCTGCAGCGCCAGCACGCGGCCCTTTTCGGGGGCGATCAGCTGACCGTCGTGGTTGTGGAGCGTGATCGACAGTTCGTCGGCCTCTCCCCCCCGTTTTTCCGACAGGGTCAGTTCGAGCAGGCGCGGGTTGACCTTGTCGGTCAGGTCGGCGCCATCGTCGAGGATCAGGCGGATGCCCGCCACGGTCGCCGCCATCAGTCCGCCCGCCGCAGATCGATGACAAAGGTTTTGGCGCGGGGGATGCCCCCGGCCATGATCGCGCGGTGGCTTTCCTCGAAATGCTCGATCCGGAACTGCCCCAGCACGCGACCCAGCCCGTCGAGCAGCGGGTAATCGTCACCGGTGTCGCCCATTTCGATCAAGGTTTCGATCGCCGAATAGCTGCCCGCGATTTCGGGCACGAGCGTGCCGCTCATGGTGATGGTGTCTTCCCCCGGCCCGGCGAATTGCGAGGCGGCGCGGGCACCGAAGCGCTCGCTTTCCGGGTGTCGCCAATTGATGCGGCGGACCAGGTCGTCATAGGCCATCGTGTCCATGCCGAACACGAACATGCCAAGAGTGAGCAGATGCGCCGGGGAGGTGGTCATCAGCGGTCGCCCTCATAGGATCGGCGGGCGCGGATGCCGAACACCTTTTCCAATTCCCGCATCACGGCCTTTACCAACTCGCGGATATCCTGCCCCGCTGCACCGAACACGTTGAGGACGATACTGGTCGGCGGGGTAGCCTTGCTCGCGCCGCTTTGTGCGGCGGGCCGAAGTTGCGGCGCGGATTGCAGACGGGCGGCGATGCCGGGGCGCTGGCCAAAGGCCGGAGCGTCGAGAGCCATGCCGTTCATCATCCGCGCTACCGAACGCTGGGGCACGCGCGCGGTGCGATCGATGCCGAGCGCCAGCCCGCCGGTCATGTGCCCTCCCATTTCCATGAACAGGCGGGACGGCGATTTGATTCCGAAAAAATTCTTGAACGCGGTCACGCCACTGCGCGCGATGCTGAGCAGCCGGTTGGCGAGAAGTGCGGGGTTGAGCGCCATCAACAGCCCCTGCATCATCATCGAACCCATGCTTTTCAGCCAGTCGGGAAGGCCCGCGAGGGCGTTCTTGACCCAGCCCACCCCGGCGTCGAACGCCCCCCGGATGCTGCCCCAATGGGTGTAGATCAGATAGGCGGCCCCGCCGATCGCGAGGACGATGGCGGCGATGGCCAGCACGATCGGATTGGCCATCATCATCAGCCCGGCCTTGAGCACACCACTCGCCAGAAACATCGCGGCGACCCGCATCATCCCGAATGCGCGGACGGCGAGCGGGCCGACGGCAGACAGGATCGAGCCGAGGCGCAGCATCATCGGGCCAAAGCGCGCGATGACCCCGGCCTTGCGGAACAGGGAGATGGCCGTTGCGACCGGGCCGAGGATGGTGCCGAACGCGAACTGCAACACGCCCAGTCCGATTTTCGCGGTGATGAGGCCCGCCGCCACCTTGATCAGCGTGGCGGCGAGTTCGGGATTCGCCTGTGCCCAATTGCCGACGGCTGTTGCCCCGCGATCGATGTAGCCCAGAACCTGTGTGGCCACCGGCAACAAGGTGGTGCCGAGCGTCAGGGCCAGCGACGACGCGGTGCCCATGAAGGCCCGCCATTGCACGGTGGCGTCGCGCACAACGCGCTGATCGAACTGACGATCGACAATGCCCGCCGCCTTGCCCGCACGCTCCCGAATTTCGCGATACTGGTCGAGATTCTGGATCAGGGCCATGATCCCGGCGCGTGCCTGGGCATCCTCGAATCCGAAGCCCAGCCGCTTGAGGTCGCCGCCGGTCGCCTTTTGGGTGATGAGCGCGATGGCCTCCATCGAGCTGTAACCCTGATCGGTCATCTTTTTCATCTCGGCGGGGAGATCGACGCCGAAATTCTTGCGGAATGCGGCGATGGTGCCGGGCGCATTGATCTTGCCGAGCAGGTTTTTGATGTTGTTGCCCGCCTCATCGGCGTTGCCTGCGGTGTTCATTGCGACCTGAAGCGCCGCCGACAGGTCCGCGACGGCGGGCACGCCCTTGTCGCCCAGCGCCTGCAGCTGCGCGGTGAGCGAGGGGAAGTGGCGGGCCATGTCGCGGATCTCGAAACTGCCGTCGTTCCCGGCCTGCGCCATGATATCGAACACGCGCCCCGTGTCGCTCGCCGCGATCTTGAGGTTGTTCAGGCTCGCATAGCCAGCGTTCGCCGCATCGGGGATATCCACCTTGTAGGCGGTGGACAGCTTGCCGATGGGGCCGAGCATCTGGGTGGCGGGATCGACCCCCAATCCCTTGGCGAGCAGGGCGTCGAGGCCCGCGCGCATATCCTCCGGCAACTGCCGGGCGCTGCGCGACAGGCGGATGATGCGGCTGCCCAACCGGTCCGCCGCCTGATCGGTCAACTCCGCCTTTTGCTGGATATCGACCATCCCGCTGCTGAAATCGGCGGACGCCTTGATCGCGAGAATGAAGGGGGCGGCAAGGGCTGCGCCGCCCGCGATGTTCTGTGCGCCGCGGTTTCGCAGATCCTGTCCGCGTTGCTGCATCGCGCGGCGGTCTGCATCGATGGCGCTCAGTCGTTTTTGCCGGTCGAGCTGGCGGTTGACCCCGACAAGGGCGCGCTCCAGCTCGCGTTCGCGCTCGATCAGCGCAGTGACGTTGCCGGTGCTGCCCCGGATTTCCTTGCCGACGTCGCGCATTTCGCGCTGGAGCCGCCGGGCGTGGCCGTTCAGCCCGCGCAGGGATTGCGAACCGCGCTGGCCAAGCCCGACGATGTTGCGCAGGCCCGACGACATGCGATCGACGCCGATGAAGTTCACGATCAGGGAGAGTTTGTTGCTCATTCATCCTCTCCCTGCATCCGGTTCCAGCGTTCGATGGCGAGATCGCGCCAGGTGATGAGCTCATCCACATCGAGCGCGCGCAGCTCAGACAGGGGCCAGTGAAAGATGGCGGCGATATCGGCGATCAGGCTGTCGGCTGATGTTCGGCCATCATCGCCTCCAGCAATTGCTTCTCCGCCCCCGTCATAAAAAAACCCCGGATCGCCCCCGCGATCTCGGTCAGGTCATCGGCCTCCAGATTGTCGGCTTCATCCTGTGTCAGCGGTGGCGTGGAGACGCGGGGGATCAGTTTGAGCATCGCCGACACATCGGTCTGGATGACGTCCTGCAGCGCCAGTCCGCGCAGTTCGCCCGCGCGGGGTTTGCGCAGGGTGAGTTCGGCGATCTTGGTTTCGCCGCGCTGAATCGGGGTGGCGAGGGTGACGGTGGCAAAACGGCCAGCGTCGTTGCCGGTGTTCGGGTTTTCGTCTGTCATGCGGGGCTCCGGTTGGTTGGCGGGGCGGGTTTCCGGGGGCACCCAAGGTCGAGTGCCCCCGGCCCCGCTGACCAGCGCCCCGCGAAAGGACTGGCCAGCGGATCAGGATCAGTTGGAGATGATCGCCATGATTTCGGCGTAGCGATCGACGCCATCGACGATGAAGACGCCCGCGATCATGTCGATTTCGATTTCATCGATCCCATCGACGACGCGGCGGTAATAGCTCAGCGGCACCTTATATTTGTGCTCGGTATTGTCGCCGGGCTTGCTCTTCCCCGGATCGATCTCACTGAAGCGCCCGCCGATGAAGATTTCCACGGCCTGGGCGCGGCTGCCGTCGTCGGCCTGATAGGCGCTGACCAGACGCACGCGGACGCCATCGACGCGGGACGTGCCGAATTTGCGGAACAGGGCAACCTCGTGCCCGCCCATGACGAGCTCGGCCTCCATCGCCTCAAGTCCCATGTCGATCTTTGCGGGGCCGGGCATCCCGCCGCCGCGCCAATCCTCCATCGTGAGGGCCAGCTTGGGTTCGGTGAACTCACCGACGACGCCGATATAGCTGCCCCCGTCGATGAAGGCGTTGCAGTTCTTGTTCTTGCGGGGGAGGCCCATGATCGGTTCCTTTTAGCGCGGGAAAGGGGGTGGGGAGGCGCGCGATCAGGTCAGCTGATCGGCGAACCCGGAATAGTAAAAGTCGGTGATGACGAGGTTGACCGTCGGATCTTCGAGCGGCGCGACCGGGGTGTATTGAAAGCGGAAATGCGGGCGACCGGCGGCAAGCTGTTCGGAGCTGTTGGCGTCGGCGTCGAAGAACGCCTTGGCCCCCATGATCCGGCCTTTGACGGTCAGGTCGCGGAATGCCGCGTTGACCGTTTCCAGCGTGTCCTTGATCAGCGCGACGGTCATCGGGTGATCGAAATAGGGCTGGAATGCCTGGGCAATGATGTCCTGCAGCGCGTGGCTGGTCCGCACCGCGCTTTCGAATGCGAACTCCGGCGTGTCGGGACCGGCGGTGGTGCGGTTGCCCCAGAACCGGAATCCGTTTTCGCGAATGATCGTCGTCACCTCGCTGGCGTTCAGCGTGCCCGCTTCGGTCGAGGGATCGAGCAGGTCGAACTGCACCGGCACGGTTACCGCCGTCACCCCATCGATCGGGATATTGGACAAGGTTTTGTGCCATCCGATGGTTTCATCGATCCGGGCGCGCAGGCCGAGCGCGCGGGCAATGGCATCGCCTGCGAATTCCGACGAGGTGTCAGGCCAGATCAGCATCAACTCACGTGCGGTGAACCCGGCGCGGTAAAGGATCGCTTCTGCCACGTCGTCGCCGACCGCGCGGGCATAGGCCATCGCCCGCAGTCGCTTGGCAACGACCACCATTTCGGTGGTGACTGCCAGCGTATCGAGCCCTCCGGGCACGCCGAGAATGCGCGGCTGCACCCCAAGGGTGGACTTGGCGGTGAGCAACCGGTTGAGGCCCGCGAGGACGTTGATTTCGGTTTCTTCGTCATCCTCCCCCTCGGCAACGCGCGAAACGATGATGATCGGCGTGGCCTGATC